GTGGCACTGCCCCCGCAAGGGGTGGCCGCAGGGAAGGACCCGCGAAATTTTAACATTTCGATGGTGTCAAGCATTTTTGTGCGGTCTGCGTCACATTTTTTCATTTTTCTTTCGCCTCGTTCATCACCTCACGGTCAGCCCGGATGATGTCCTGCGCAGCCCTAAGCTGGTGGGCTACCTTGTCGGCGCGCTCTGCGAATCGAACAAGAAATTCGACATCTGTTTCTGAAAGTCCGCATCCACTGGCTGCATCACGGACGCTGGCGCTGGTGGTAGCGTTGGACATACTCCGGTTAAAGCAGGTGAACTGTGACCGCAGCCTGATAGTGCCAGCGCGGTAAGCAGCAATAGTGCTTTCAGCCTCTTGTTGTGCATCTTGTTTGCCCTTCTCGTATGCCTGTGCTGCCTGCTCCTGTGCAGCAGCAAGGCGTTTATTTTTTTCGGTCGCCTCAATCAGCGCGGCGTTCTTCGCCTTCTCGTCAGCCAGGTCGCGCGCCTGCCATTTGGTCTGCCATGCTGCATCGGCCTTGTTGTAGCCGTACAGCACCAGCATGGCCGCCACCAGGACGGCCACCAGCATACCGGCGATCACTCGCCAGTATGCCTTCACAAACGCAATGATTGCGGTTGTCATGCTGCCACCGTTCCACCGGCCTGGCGGTATGCTGCCAGCAGGTTTTCCAGTTTGTGTTCATGCTGCCCATAACCAGCGCCAGGCAGTGAAGCCCAAATATTGCGAACCTGTCGCACCGCCTGTTCAAACTGGCCAGCCTGAATGAGTTGCAGCGCCTTGCGTTCACGGATTTGCTGAATGGCAATCAGATCCTGTGACAGCGGGCTGAAATCTTTCAGGCCAAGCGTTTTTTTGTAGGCGTCGAAATAGCGGCTTAACAACTGATAACGGCCAGCGGCGGTGGATTTGATGCCCAGGGAAGGCAACGCCACCAGCTTACGTGGATGGTCGGCATAACTGGTGAACAGGCCGCCGCCAACAATCACGTCATAGCCGTGGTTATTGGTGCGCTGTCTGCCGTTGTCAGTGCCTTCACTGAACGCGATGGCATCCAGGAACGCGCAAACGTTCTTACCACCGGCCTGTTGGGGTGAGATGAATGGCATGTTAAATTTTCCTCTGCTGCGATGTCCGGTAGCGCTTCAGCCACGACATAAAGACGTGACGCGCACCAACCAGCGCAATGCTGACGTTCATGGTGATGAATGGCCGTTTAGCGTAATGGCCGGTAAGGGTGTGGATGATTATTGCCAGTGCGGATATTGCCACCAGCGAGAAGAACAGTTTTCCAACAATGCCGTCTTTCACTCCGCTGTACACCACGCACCATGATGCCCAAATGAAGATGAAACAGACGGCGATAAAATTAATGGCGAACGTTGTCATGCATTACCACCGAATTTGCTCTTGATAGTTTCAATCAAGCTCGCAAGGTCGGCGGTTTGAATCTTCCTGATGACAGCCGCAACCAGCGAACCACCAAATGCGCCAAGCAGAAAACCAACTGCACCGGCCAGATTATTGGGAATGCTGTAGAACCATGACCACCAGCCTGTAAGGAAGTAAGAACAGGCAATGCCGCTACACACGAACCACAGGCGGCCTTTCAGCGATTTGTCATCATGGAAAGGCACAGCAACCAATGCGCCCATCATGCCAGCTATCGCCCAACCAATGTTATCCAGAAGTTTCTCAAAAATGCTCATTCAAGTTAAAGCCCCACGGTTAGTAATTGACGTTCGCGATGATTGTCATTGGCAGGCTTCTGGTCTTTGTGGGGGTTGTCAGTGCAGTGGCGCTTAACGGTGCGCTCTGAGACTTCCAGCGTGTGGGCAATGATTTTGTGGTCAATGCCTTCGCTGCACATGCGCTTGATGGTCTGGATGATAAAGCGCCGGTAAATCTCTTTGCAGTTTCCAGGGTAAAGCAGTTCGCCGCCGAAATATCGCACCATCTTGCTGGCATCATTCCAGCCGAGGATTTTTACCAGGTCGGAATCCACCGCCAGCGTTTTCGGCACATAAAGAATAACGCGGGTGTCTTTGACGTGGCCGCGCTTATCTCTGACGGTATAAACCGGTAACTGACCGATAAGATACAAGGCGCGTTCACGCCCAATAACGTCAGCTATTTCTTGAACACTGCGCGGAAGGTCCACATAACCCCCAATAATTATAAATAAAAGTCAACATGGGGGATTGTAGCGCAAGAAAAGGCCAAATAACAGCGTGGGACTAACTTGGGACCAACTATAAAAAGATAGTCCCAACGTTATGTTATTGATTGCAGTAACAAAAACGGCATTTTGGGACTAAGTTGGGACAACTGGGACTATCATTCCTATATATTACTCGTGGCTACCCTAATATTTAAATCTATATTTATAAATATGTTGTCCCTGATAGTCCCAAGTGGTGTTTTCGTCATTAATATCATGCACTTAACGTGGGACTATCTCCGAAAAAGATAGTCCCATTTGGGACCATAGATAGTCCCAAATCGCATTTGTGTGATGATTACTTATCGAAAAAAGTGGTTGATATGCGAAAATCTACCAAATAAAAAACCGCCCGAAGGCGGTTAGTTTTTCCCGGTTGGTATGTTTTCGTAGCCTCTGCATTTCCACAGGTGCCACAATCTCCAGGCTATTCGTGCCCGCGTAAACGTGTCGAACGTCCCCAGGTTATGTTCCATAACGCCATCCCATGCTTTCGCACGCCATCCGCATTCAACGCGGTAGCAGCCGGGAACACGCGCCATATGCAGGCCGCGATTGCTGATTGGTATCACTGCTGGTTTTTGTTTCACCGCCACCACCGGTGACGGCTTGTATTGCTCCGGCGACACAGCAGCACGCCGCAGGATGTCGCTGGCCAGGCTCATTTATTGCCGCTCCCCGCGCTGGTGGCGTGGCAGTAGTGCCAGCCTTCCGGGTGACTCGATACCACGCCGCAAATCACGCACGGTTCCGTATTTTCAGCCAGGCTTTCAAACTGCTGCGCGGTGTTGTCTGTGGCTGGTTCCTGCGCCTGGTTAATCATGGCGCGTGCGTCACGTACCCACTCCAGACAAACACACGTGTCAACACTGATTGCCCTTTCTGATGCCAACGATGTCATTAGCTCCAGACCATTTGCCAGCCTGGTCATCATGTCCATCCACCCTTCAGGCTCTATCACCTTTGGTTTCCGTTCCAGCTTAACCAGCACCGCTTCAACCCGGTCAAACACAGCCTGCATGTCAGAAACGTTGGTCATGCCTGTAGCAGTGAAGATGTGCAGCATGGTGGCTTCACCGACGTTGTATTTCTCCGGTGCTGGATTCACAGGGTGACGGTAAAGCGGAACAACCTGATAAAGCGCCTCGCCAACGTCTGTATTATCTTCGTTTAAACATGACACGGCATCTTCAACGGATGACCGGGTTGGGCTGACACACATTTCATCCATGTGCGGGTTTCCGTCCGGGTCTGCGATACCATACATGAACGGCTTTTGTTCCATTGCGGCCAGCAACTGCCGCAAACACTCCATTTCGAATTCATGGCCCATAGAAAGCCGCCAGCCGATCTGCGCGCACGTTTCCAAATGTGCAATGCGCGCCTGCACGTTATCAACATTCACCTCTTTCATATCGCACCCCAAACAATAATTGCAGCAGTGGCCCAGCAGATCGCCGGGAAGTAAAGCAGCGCAACGCGGCGCGCTTGCCATTTCGGTAATGAATTAAGCCAGTCAAAAATCATAAATGCCTCACATAAGAAAATTGATGTAGAAAACAACGGCCACAAACGTCACTGTTAAAATCATGTCGATGATAAATGTACGCACGGCGTTACCTCGTTTTTATTGGCCCCACGCTGGTGGGGCGTGGTGGTTATGCGGCAACAGAACGGTCACCCAGGAAAACGGTGTGTTCTTTACCGTTCGCATCAACTACGTTCTGAACGGCGTGACGGCCTTTTGAAAACTGTTTACCAACTGGATTGGCTTCACCAATGATGGCGAGCGGGCTGGTTTCCAGACGGTCATCGTTTGCGTCAAACAGAAATGTGTAACCCTTGTATACGTCAGCGGTGTAAGTAGCCAGAACGTATTTTTTGTTTTTTGCCAGTGCTTTTGCCATTTTCTAATCCTCATTACTGCGGGCTTGCGCCGCTTCATGTGATTAATACTATATTTACTTAGGTAAATGTTCCAATCGTTTTTACATATCAATAAAAGAAAAAACCCGCCGAAGCGGGTTATGATGCATTCCAGTGTAAAAGTGGCGTGTTGTCGTTCTGCGCCACCTTCCATTCTTCCACCGTTGGCGGCATCACCATCTCGATAGTGTGCCGCATGATAGCTGTACGGTGCAGTTTATCCGTGATGTTTGGTAGCCTGGCCATCGTCTTTGGAACGTTTGTTGCCACGTTGGTGCTGTCTGCGCTGTCAAACGGAAACTGGCTTAATGCGCGGCCATCCAGCATTCTCAGACCGTGGATCTTCACCGTCATATTGCGTTCCACATATATGGCTCTGAATGCCTCAGTCATGCGTGATTTCCAGGCCGCTGAACGGATCGAACGATGTGGACCACAACAACCTATTGCCACGCGGCTGAAGCGCTCACAAAGGCGCACAAGTCGTTCTATACTTTCATCACTGTGCCAGACCGGCACAGCCTTTGGCATCAGCCATTCAGGAACCTGGCCAATCAGTTCGTCATTCTCCTGTTCGCTACCTTCAATCACGTCAGGAATGATGAACCATTCAATGCGGCTGAACCACTCGCCAACAAAGTCATAATATCCTTCCCAATGTTTGCGCCACCATTCCTTCCCGTTGTCATTCGCCGCTTTCCGCCAGGTGGAGAATGCGCCATTGTCCAGAACCAGTTTGCAGCGGATGGCTGCGATTTTCTTTATCTGGTCTGGCCGTGCGTAGGAAACCAGCGCGCCAGTGTTGCGATAAAGCGCCTTCAGCAATTCGTCACCGCCCCACAGTGGGCCGCCGTGGTAATGTGTGGTCATTTAACACCCCGCAGCATCCATGCCCAAATCGCGCCGCCGAATACCTTTGCAGCGAACTGACCAATGACCACCAGCGGGAGAAATGCGCCGAACGCGATAAGCGGGAACGCCAGGGAATCCACGGCTGATGATGCCAGGTTGCTGCCGTTAGATTTCACCAACCAGGGTTTACGGATAAGCGCCTGGTAAACGGTGGCGTCAGTCACGGATGCAAGCGCGAACGCCGAAACGCTGGCTATTGCGATCATGTCTGTTGCCGGGTTAATAGCAAAACTGATTACCCCAGCTACGGCGACAAGCACCAGCATTCTGGCAATGCCAATGCGTTCGTGCAGTTTGTCACGGATAACGAAATCAAGCCCGATTAACAGGAAAGCGTTAAGCGGAGTGATTGCAGGCCCGAACAGGTGGACGGAAAAGTTAGCCAGGCAAATGGATGCGATGTAGATCGCGGATAAAACAATTTTCATAATGTCACCTTTAATTAAAAATGCCCGCCGGTGCGGGCGAATGAACAATCAAAATGGCCGGTCATCATCGTCATTGAATCGCCGGTGGTCAGGGTTAGGAACCTTCGGCGGCAGGCTAAACAGCCGATTGCTGCCAGACTTCCTGGCAGGCTTGCCAGTGAGTTTTCGCAGTACACCAGCGCAATGGGTTGTCTGTGACTTGTTCGGCTTGTCATAGCCGATTTCCTGCAACACCTGCGTGGCTGTGCGCTCTGCGTAGGCTGCTGGTCTGTCGCAACCCCATTCGTAGCGCATCAGTATCATTTCCTCTACCGGGTCAATCGCTTCGTGTTCTTTGTTGACCTGTTCCAGCATGGCTTCTTCATTGCGATCAAGCCACCAGCGTTCACCGTCGCGGTACAGTTGCGCCACTTCGGCCCACAGTTGTTGTGTGTCAATGTCGTGGTCATAGTTCACGTCAGTGACGGGTATGGTCCACCAGCGCACGTTCCCGGTGTCATCGGCCAGGAAGTGTTTCGGGTTGACCGATGCAAAAAAAACCGTGCGGCGCTGGTATTTCGATTCAAGCCGGTCATAAGGGCGGCGCAGCATGTCAACGTCAGAACTGATGAACGATTTCAGCCTGGCAATGTCGGCCTTGCGGAATGTTGCATCCAGTTCGCCTAATTCAACCATCCAGTGGCCAATCGCCGTGGTCACGCTGTCTTTGTTTGACGGGTCGATGGTCGCGCCGTCTTTTATCAGGTCGCGCATGGTCGGCGGCAGCAGCGATTTGAACCATGACGTTTTACCCAGCGACTGATCGCCCTGAAGCACCAGCACGCCTTTGGACCAGAAACCGGTTGGCTTCATGGCCGCAGCTACGGCAGAAATCAGCCAGCGGCGCACTATCATCAGCACCAGACCGCGATCAAAACCGTCCGGTGTGGTCAGGGTATCCACCAGGTCATAAATGCGGCTGACGCCATCCCAGGGCCGTGACGTGATGAATTCTGCCGCCGGGTTGTATCGGTTGGCCACGCCAATCAGTTTGATGTAATCCCCGGCGTCACCTTTCGGCATCCCGTTGCGGGCGCACAGGCTGGAAATCTCCGCCAGGGCGCAGTTGTCGGCGGAATCCATGCCGTAATCGCGGCCAGGGATGGTGACCACCACGTTTTTGCTGATCTCGTTATAGCGCGCCTTAATGCCGTACTGGTCCAGCATCCATTCCAGGTTTTCCCAGGTGCTTAATGGTTTCTGCTGGTTGCTCATGTGCGGATACATGAACGGGTTCACCGTGGCATCCAGCGGCAGCCAGTTATCATTCGCCGGTTCAGGCAGTACGGCGTTAATCTGGTCACGCACAGCGTTTAAACCCTGCAATGCGTGCAGGTCGTTGAAGTCGGTCGGCTGGTCGCTCAGTTTGTCGAACTTCGGCACCACCAGCAGGCCGCCTGATTGCGTAGCCGCCTGGCGCGCGTAGTGAACGCCATCATTCTGCTTGCCTTCGTCGTGCCACTGGTCGTTATCAGCAGCCACAATGATTGTTGCGCGTCCGAACTGCTGGCGCATCAGCCTGCCAACTGTCGGCACGTTACCGGCATCAAACGCCACAATGACGCAATAGCCTGTCGCCATGTGGATGGATGCACCGGTGGAATACCCTTCGCAGATAACAATGACCGGGCTGGCACCTGTCGGCTTGTTGCCAATGACGTGAAAGCATCCACGCTTCTGGCCGCCTGGCAGGTAGTCACGGTCACGCCCAATCAGCGGGTTTTCGTTATGAAATATGGCCTGTAGGCTGGTGATCTGCCCGTCGATGTTACGGATAGGCACCAGCAGTGCGCCATCCTGGTTGCGGAACCGGCCAATACGCAGACCGAACGCCTTAACCTGCTTGCGCTTCAGGTACGGGTGTTCGTCGCCTTCCAGTTCGGCTGACGCTTCCCAAATGTTGCTGGCCTGCTCTGCTGCCTGCGCCATGCTCTCTGCGCGGCGCTGCTTCTCTGCCTGTTCTTCTGCTTCGCGGCGCTGTTTGCGCGCGGTGATTTCTTCGGCTGTCAGTGGCGTGCGTTCGTTATCGTTCAGCGAGAAGCCGAACAATTGCGCCTCACCAATGAGTGTACCAATACCAATGCCACCGTGGCGTTTTACTGATTTCCAGGTGTCGCGGGCGTCTTTGCTGTTGTACTTATCCGACTGACGTGACCAGTCATTCCAGACGGGAAAACCGCCGTCGCCTAATTCAGACTTGACCGCCATCGCCATGCGCACCCATGTTTCACGGTCGCAACTGGAATCGATGTAGGATAGCGCTTCGGCTATTTCCTGTTCGGTCAGATCCTTGAATGATTGTTGTGCGCTCATACAACCCCGATTATTTTCGTTGGGCGCGCCATATGGCCATTGCGCGTTCTTCTAAATGTTCGCGGGCTGCTTTCCCGCGCCGTTGTTCAATGGTGGCCAGTAGTGCGCGGCGTTCCTGAATGCCAGGCTGTTTAAGGATGTGGCGCGCTTCGCATTCCAGTAGCCATTCCTGGCTGTCGCTTGCCACCTGCCTGCCATCGTGCAGCGTCACTGTGGTTGGCTGCCAGGTGCAGGCGTTCATTGCTGTGCCTGCTGCGCCAGTTTGAACTCCAGCAGTTCCAGCAGGTAACCGGGGATGACGCGCTGGCCAGGTTTGTGGCTGCAACGCCAGATCGAAACAGTCTGTTCTGTGCGGTCAAGAATAGTACCAACATCACGGCAAGACAGATTGTGTTCCGTCATAATATTGATTAGTCGTTCGGTCCTTTCGTGCATAGTAATAGCCTCGTAATAACAATGCGCCCATAATACCGGGCGCATTTACTAAAGTAAATATCTTTTGGAATAATCTTACTTCACGCGGCGTGTACGTGGTTTAGCCGGTGGCTTCGGCTGCACGTATTTGAAGTCTGGCTGATGCTTCATGGCCATCTGGCCTGCGCGGTAAATCAGTTCGCTGTACGGGTCTTTACCCAGTCCAGAACTGATGCGGTAATGTTCCGCCGCATGGTCAGCAGCGATTAGCGCCGTAGCTGGTGATGCGCCTTGTTTCACCAGTTCAGTGACAATCTGCTTTTTGATGAATTCGACCGGGTTCATAGTCAGTTTACCAGATAGTAAATTTCATCCCTTGCCACCTCGTCAGCGTCGTCCTGGCACTGGATTTCATCAACTGGCCAATCCCAACCGTGCGCCATACTGCGGCACCAGTGCTTCCATTCTCGCGTTGACTTGAATCCCTGCGGATGTCCAACCCAATGCGCCGTTTCTTTTTTGAACGCGCGTACCATCATTTTCAGCGGTGATTTGCTCATGCTGCCTTCCTCCGGTTACGCTGGCGGCGTGCATCCCGGCGCATTGCCGCAATGCCTGTGAAACGCGATTTGCGCGGCCCCGGCTTCGGGTAGTCCAGCACCACTTGCATTGACCGCACCGGATGGCGGAAGCCAAGGCGCACGGCGTGCATAGTGAATGCCTCAATGGCCGCCGCAACGCACTTAATAAAATCTTTTTTCATTTGTTTAAACAACGATGGAATATTCATTCAATCCCCCACACTTTCTTCAGTTGTTGAACGTCGCCCGGCGTCAACATGCCGTAGCGCTGGTAATCCCGGTAAGCTGTTTTCGCAGCAAGGAAGGTAATGTGATTGCCCGTTGCCAGCGCTTCGGCAAACAGCCTGCGAATGCTCTCGATGGTCATCATTGCGGTAGTCCTCAAACATGAATCGCGCCGTGTTGATGGCGTACTGCAAACACCGGTTCATTTGCCGAACACCAGGCGTTCAGCATCTTCCACTGACCGCACAACACCGGCGCGGCCCCCGTTATCGTTCACCGCGTTGATGAAGTTGCGCTGCAACTGCGATACGCGCGCGCCGTCTTTGACTTCCAGGCCGGTGAATATGGCCACCTTCTGGCCAACCATATCCGGGGTGATCTCCACCGCCACCAGCCCGAACAGGTCAGAGAATCCAGGCGGCAGCCCGGTTTCAAATGGCCGGTAGTTGCGCAGCAAGATATCTTTCGGACCCATCACAACCGGCATCTGGCGCGGAACCTTCATCACGTCATTGCTGGTGTACGCCTTGCCCACGTTGGCGCGGAATATCAGCGCGCGGCCAGCCAGGGCGTTGCGTATCGCGTTCTGTAGGGCGTGTTCTTTGTTGGCCATACCTCACCTCGCAAAGACGTGATAAAGAAACATTGCGGCGGTCACCAGCAGCCCAAGGCCGAAGCCCAGCAGCAGGAAGCCCAGCACCAGTTTGAAACCAGCATCCACCAGCGCGGTGAAGGTGTTCCAGGTCGTTCCGATAGCGTTGATAAACTTCATAGTTTCACCTGTGAGAAATGCCCGGCGAACCGGGCAGGGTGGTTATTTTGCATCTTCTACCAGTCGGTAGGTGCTTGTTGATTGACCGTTAACGCACCAGGTTAAGCCTTTTGTCGGTCCGTTAAGTACCAGCATATTTGCTGCACCATTACGAAAAGCGGTAGTAACTTTCCCTAAAATACCTTCGCCCATATCGTAAATCTGGCCTGATTTGCAGTTTTTGTATTCCCACGGCGGTTGTTTGATCATCGTCTTGCCCTCATGATGCTGTTGATTTTGGTGGGCGTCGTGCTTCGTCGGTAGCCTCGGTTCGATGTCATTGGTAAGCGTTCTGCCTTGCGGCGAGTGTCCAATGTTCGGCCTCACGGTTGGGAATCCTGACACTTCGATCAAGCCCCTGCGTTGCTCCTCTCCGGCTGCATCCTGCCGCCGCCCTATGTGAATAATAATATCTTTACTTAGGTAAATATTCCAAACGTTTAAACCTATCAATCAACATGAATTCATCGCTTAAACCTTCTTCCTCCCATCTTCGCGATGGCCCAGCCGGAAGGGTTAGGCAGCCCGCGTTTCATCGCCAGGGCGGTCAGCGCGCCAATATCCTTGCAAGCGTCCTCCTCGCGGCGCATCTTCGCGCGCAGGCTTTCTTTGGCTTTCTCGTCCATTTCCCGCAGTTCGCCTTCAGCCACTTCGATTTCTTTGGCTTCCTCGCGCATGGATTTACCGCAGTGCGGGCAGGTATCCGGCAGCGGTCGGCGGATGGCGTTAAAACAGCCTTTGCAGATCACCGGCGGTGGTGGTCCGTCGCTGCCTGATGACTTGCTGGCGTTACCGTCGCCAACCAGTGACCATTCGCGTTCATCGTCGGGGAATCCGTGACGCAGCGCGTTGCCAGCGTGGTCCAGGATAATGGCGGTTTTGCCTGGTGACGGTCGCAGCACGCGGCCATCTTTTTGCAGGACCAGCGACAATGATTGTGTTGGCTGCGCGTCAATCAGGCAGTCAATCGTCACGTCAGTCTGTGCGATAGCTGACAGGTCGAAACCTTCACCGAACAGCGACACGTTAAAAATCACATCCAGGTCATCGTTGGCGTATGCCTGAATGATGCGCTTGCGTTCCGCCTTGTCGGTGCCGCCGTCCAGGTGCGCGGCGCGTATACCGGCATCAATAAACGCGCGGGTAAGGTGCTGGCTGTGGGCAATGTTCACGGCGAAGCCAACCGTTTTCATACCCTGTGCATATTTCTGCCAGTGCGCAATGATGTTGCCGGTTAGCTTTGGCTTGTCCATCTTCTCTGCGGTTTCGCCTTTGGCAAAATCACCCATCGCCTTGCGAACACCTTTCAGATCGGGAATGTCAGGGCAAAACATGCGGTAGTCAGACAAGTGGCGGTTATCCATCAGCCAGCGCACTGATGGCCCTAATACGATGTCGTCAAAATGTTCATCCAGGCCGGTGCCGTCCAGGCGCTTAGGCGTGGCTGATAAGCCGATGACAAACGCGCCATTATCTGCCAGCCAGGCAACTACGCGCGCCCATCCAGCAGCGCCACAGTGGTGCGCCTCGTCAACGATGGCCAGCTTTGGCGGTGTCAGCGTGGTGATGCGGTTCTTCAGTGTGTCGATACTGCATATCTGCACCCCAGCGCGCAGGTTCATGGGGTAACCGGCGGCGATGAATCCGTGGTCAATGCCGAACTTCCTGAATGTCAAACTGGTCTGTAATACCAGTTCAGCGCGGTGGCAAATAAACCACACCTGCTGGCCTTTGGCTGATGTTTCCCCAGCCATGTATGACGCCAGCGCAGTTTTCCCCGCGCCTGTTGGTGCCTGCAATAACACGCGGCGGTTGCGCTTCATCGAAAGGCGCGCCCTATGAATAATGTCAGATTGATAGTCTCTAAGTATTACACCCATAATTATTGTTCATCGGTTATCATTTAAAGTATTTACGATTGTATGTTACTGCGTTGCTTATGTGCAACCGCAAGTATTAGTCATTGATGTTCAGCAAAGCGTGATCTGCAAAAAATGCATGGCAGATGTACAGCTAAGGTTTGTTGATTAGGCGCAGTGACGCTGATCTAAAATAGGTTAATTACAAAGAAGTTGACAGTATAACAACACGTCAGCCATAATTCACCGCAGTTAATCCGAAGTCATGTTAAATAATAATTGCGAGGTAACAAATGAAACCTGGTGTGTATGAAGGTATTTCAAATGCTGAATACCACGGCGGCCCCGGAATCAGCAAATCCGGCCTGGATTTAATTCACCGCAGCCCGATGCATTACCATGCTGTGGTTACTGCGGATAATGACCACACGCCAACGCCAGCGCAGGAATTAGGAACCGCTGCCCATGCGTTAATACTTGAACCTGAAGTATTCACGGAAACTTATTGCCTGGCGCTGCGCCGTTCTGACGTGCCGGAAGCGATTGAAGAACGCGAAGTGCTGGTGGAAATGGTTGAAGCCATCAACGCTGAACGCATCGCGGCGCATCCTGATGCGGTGCGTGACGCTGATGTGCTGGTGGCCAAAATCAATGAACTGAACGCGGGCCGCCTGCCGAAGTTGCTGACTGGTGGCAACAAAGGCGAACTGGTTGAACGCATCCTGGATAATCAGCCGTCAGAAGTTTGGAACGCTGAACAGCTTAATGCGATGAAGGCACCAGACCTGAAAGAAATCATCAACCAGTTGAACGCTGCGCGTCCTGGCTTACTGTCAACCAGCGGCAGCCGTAACGATCTGGCATATTTGCTGCGCAACAACGGCGTTGATGTTGTGCTGTGGTCTGAAATCACTGACGCATACCATCAGGAACATGGCCGCCCGTATATCCTGTCCACCAGCACCGCCAGCCGTCACGAAATGGCAGCATGGCTGGCAGCCAACGGCAAGAACGTGCGCTTGTGGTCTGACGTGCTGGCAGAATGGACAGAAAACAACCCTGGCCGCATCGTGCTGTCACCTGAAGTGTGGGACCAGTTGCACGCCATGCGCGATGCAGTTCACAACCACCCGGCTGCACACGCGCTGCTGACCAGCGTTCCTGGCGAGGCGGAAAAATCTGTTTACTGGATTGATCCAACTACCGGCGTGCTGTGCCGCTGCCGTCCAGACTGGTGGCGTGAAGATAACGTGCTGGTTGACGTTAAAACCACTGATGACGCCAGCCCGGAAGGGTTCGCCAAATCAATGGCCAACTGGCGCTATGATGTGCAAGCGCCTTACTACATGGATGGCGTCAAGCTGGCCACCGGTCGTGACGTGAAGGCGTTCGTATTCATCGCCGTTGAGAAAAAGCCGCCTTACGCTGTCGGTGTGTACGTCCTTGATTCCGCCATCCTGGAATTGGGCCGTGCGCAGTATCAGCATGACCTGCGCGTTTATGCTGAATGCCTGGCGAACGACAACTGGCCCGGCTACGGCGACAAGATCCAAACCATCAATATGCCAGCTTGGCACGCGAACAAAAACGCGCACCTGATTGGCGCGGCTTAATCAATAACAACAATTGTTGAGGAATTAATAATGGCAGTAATTAGCATCCGCAAAGCAGAACGTGAAGGCGCGCGCCTGGTGATTGGCCTGGCTGGCATCAGCGGCAGCGGGAAAACCCTGTCAGCGCTCATGCTGGCCTACGGTCTGGCCAACGGTGACGGCACAAAGGTTGGTTTTCTCGACACTGAAAACCGCCGTGGTTCTCTGTACGCCAGCGATGACACGTATGACAAAATCCAGGCGTCATTAGGTCTTGAATCCCGCCCGGATGCGTTCTGGATCGGTGACCTGGAACCGCCTTTCAGCCCGCAGCGCTACATTGACGCCATCCGCGAATTTGAGAAGGCAGGCGTTGAAGTGCTGGTGATTGATAGCGTTTCGCACGAATGGGAAGGCACCGGCGGCTGTGAAGAAATCGCCACCCTGGCCAACCCCGCGAAGCCGCAGTGGAACCGCGCGAAGGCTGAACACAAGCGTTTCATGAACGCACTCCTTCAGTCCAACATGCACGTTATCTGCTGCATCCGTGCGCGTGAGAAAGTCAAGCTGGTGAAGGTGAACGGAAAAACTGAATACGAACCGCAAGGCATCATGCCGGTGACGGAAAAGAACGTGATGTTTGAAATGACCGCCAGCCTGATGATGTGGGATTCCGGCAGTTCGCAACAGGTCATGAAATGCCCGGAAGAACTGCGCAGCATCATTGGCCGCGAAACCGGATACATCAGCGCACAGGACGGTTTAGCGCTGCGTAAATGGGTGCAGGGTGGAAACAAGCTGGATGCAGCAGTGGAGAAATGGCGCAACAGCCTGCGCGGCGTAACGGAAAAAGGCGAAGCCTACACGCTGGAATGTTGGGAGAAAACCCCGGCGAAGTTCCGCAAAGCGTTGGGCGATGACTTCAAACAATCATTGTTGGAATCTGCGCGCGCTTACGACAAGCAACGCGCCGAAGCCAACCATGATGCCCAGGACGTTGATGACCTGAATTCCCAGGTTATGGGCCAACAGTAAGAAAGGTGAAACACATGGCACAAACGGCACAGAAACAAAGCACGTATCTGACGCCACAGGAATTGGTACAGCGCTGGAATGGCGCTGTCACCACCGGCACCCTGGCCAACTGGCGTAATCAGGGAAAGGGACCGGCTTATACCAAGTTCGGTTCGCGCGTGCGCTACTCCATCACCAGCGTGGAAGCGTATGAATCAAAAAACATGATCGGGGCGAATGACAATGAAAAGCGTTAAGGGGTATGAATCACTGGCTAACGTTCTGGAACGCGCCTTTGACCAGGCCGCCACCGGCAAGGGTGCGGAACGTCACGCTGATAACAAGCCGTTTCACCAGCAGCCCATGCAACAGATCGGTGATCGTCGTGGCGTTGGCTTCATTTTAGGTCAGGCGGATAAGAAATCCGAAGAAGCGCAGGGCATGGCCAACCGTGGCCAGGTTGACGCCGCAGTGCGTGAACTGTTGGGCGCGATTGTCTACCTGGCTGGCGCGGTCATCTGGCTGGAGCGTCACAGCCAGCCAGTAGCTGGCAACGACAATGAACAGCCGTTTGATGAATGCCCGGTTTGTGGTGGCCGTGATGATTACCACCACTTCAAATGCACCGCAGCACCTGGTCAGTTCGGGGTGCACGATGTCTGACGATATTGACCGCGCCAGTGAGCGTGAAGATCGGGAACGCGCTGCGGCTATTGCCGCGCATTTCCAGAAGGCACCGGCGGTTCACGCTGTGCCGCAGGGTTACTGCCTGAACTGTGGGGAGGATTTCCAGGAAGGCAGCAAGAAAATTTATTGCGATGCGGCATGTGCTGAAAAGCACGCCGCACATCTGAAACGTAAATAGGGGCAATTATGGCCGGTTCACTGAACAAAGTAGAAATCATTGGCAACTTAGGCGCAGATCCTGAAGTGCGCTATATGCCAAGCGGCGGCGCTGTGGCCAATCTCAGCATTGCGACAACTGAAAGCTGGAAGGATAAGACCACCGGCGAAAAGAAAGAGCAGACAGAATGGCACCGCGTGGTCATCTTCGGCAAGCTGGCGGAAGTGGCTGGCGAATACCTGCGCAAAGGCAGCAAGGTGTTCATTGAAGGCGCGCTGCGTACTCGCAAATGGACTGACCAGCAGGGCGTTGAACGCTACACCACTGAAATCAACGTGGGCATGAATGGCCGCATGATTATGCTGTCAACGGCCAACGAAAACCGCCAGGCAGGCGGCCAGCAAGGTGCCGGTTCTGGCGGTTCTGGCACTGGCCGCACAGGAAGTACCGGCGGCCCTGGTTTCAGCGGCGGCGCGCAGTCTCGACCGCAGCAGCCACCAGCAGGCGGCGAACCGCCGATGGATTTTGATGACGATATCCCGTTTTAATTCCAAATAATTCTAAGTAATCAGCCCGCCGCAATGGCGGGTTTTTCATTGTTGGCATAGAATAAAACCACGTTTAAACGCAATGAGGTAATACTTTATGGATCGTGAAGGTTGGTTAAATGCTTTGGCGGCGAAGTTCGCGCCGCGCTTCAAAGAATTCGGCTATGAAATGCCTAAGTTCCGCGTGTCCGTTGGCTTTTGCAGCACCGGCGCGCGTTCCAGTACGGCGGCGCAGTGCTGGCACAGCAAGTGCAGTTCAGATAACACCTTTGAAATATTCATCATGCCAGACCAGGTGGAACCGTACCTGGTTGCAAACCACCTGTGGCACGAACTGACGCACGCCACCGTTGGCTTTGACTGCGGCCACAAGGGCGCGTTTGCCACTGTATGCAAGGCTGTGGGCCTCAATGGGCCGATGACCGCCACCACGCCTGGTGAAGCGTTCAAAGAGTACGTGAAACCGTTCCTGGATGAATTGGGGCCGATGCCGCACGCCAAACTGACGTTTGACCGTGGCCAGGTGGTGAGAGTGCCACGCCTGCGCATCGGTCTGGATGAAGGCGGCAGCGATGATGACGGCGATGATGAAGTGGAAGTGGCACCAGTAGGCGGCGCATCCACGGCGAAGCCAAAGCAGTCCACCAGACTGAAGAAGTGCGAATGCGAGGAATGCGGCTACACGGTGCGGGTTACGCAAAAGTGGCTGGAAGTCGGGTCGCCGCACTGCCCGGAACATGGGCCGATGACGCCGGAAGAATGACCAAAGAAAAAGCCCGGCGTACCGGGCTTTGCTCTGCTAACCACACGCAGCGGGAGATAGGATCACCTGCCTTATCTGGAATCACTTGTCGGGTAAGTTCCATCAGTGCGAACGGCGCACTGCGATGCACTTTCACGGTGGCGAGGTAACACCCTGGATGGAAGATGTAACCGCAAAAGTGCATCATAGTGCGTGCCCATTATTAATCACACCGGGCCAGTGCGCCAGATTCATTTACAGGGAACTGGAATACCCCGCTGATTTTAGGCTATTACGCCGCCATCAGAAAACGTTCTTCGTTTGCATTTATCTTTGTGGTCAGTTTCTAAAAACCCGCAAAGTCGCACCGAAAACTATCAATTTAATCCTACATCACGCTATAGCATTTCGCAACCATATTTCCCACTTATTCATCGCCTCGCGCATCTGCGGCAGGTAGTCATAGCGGTCATAATGTTTGCTGCCGGTGTCGGTCTGCGCGTGCTGTTGGATCAGGTCGCGGGTGAACCGGTCAATGCCAGCGTCACCGGCGCGTGACTTCCAGGTGCGGCGCAAGTCGCGTGGCTGAAAACGCTTGATGCCATCCATGCGGCTGGCGGCCCGGCTAACGCTCGGAATGCCGATGATGGCACCCTTTGCGCCCTCGCGTGCTGGGAACAGGTAGCCATCGCCGTGCAGGTCAATCAGCCGCTGGAATATCTCCACCGCCTGTTCAGGCAGCGGCACCAGGTGCATGGATTTGCGGCCCTTCGTCTTTGCGGCTGGCATCGTCCACAGCCTGGCGTTCAGATCCACGTCAGCGCCTTCCACGCGCATGACTTCAATGACGCGCTGGCCGGTGGCCATCACCAGGCGCAGAACGTCGCCGGTCTGGTCTGGCGCGCTGGCCCATACGTGCTTCATTTCCTCCGCTGACAGGTTCCGTTCGCGCGTCTTGTTCGCCCCGGCGTCACGCGGAACCGCTGCAACAGGGTTATATTTGATGCCCCAATCCATGCGCCGTTCCTGCGTGTAGTCGTGCGTTGCCTTCATGGCCCAATTGAAGGCTGCGGCCATAGCTGTGCGCTGCATGTCGGTGGTGCGGCGTGCGCCTCGCTTGATGCCTTTGGCCAGCAGGTCTGCGATGGCTGCCGGTTCCACGGTGGATGCCACGGTGTTGCGCCCCAGGTCATCGGCGGCGTTGTGCCTGCCAGTCAGTAGCAGGCGTTCCGATTCATCCCATCTGGCTGCGCCTTTGTCCTTCAGTGACTGGATGTAAGCCTGGAACATCTTTTCAACGGTTGGCGCTTCGGCCTGCACAACCACTGCGTTTGGGTCACGTCCTGCCGCCAGCACGTCACGCACTTCGGTTTCATACTTCCGGCGTGCGTCTGCCAGGCTCAAATCCGGGTAGCGGCCAATGGCCTTACTGGCGCGTTTCCCGCCGCCGTACCAGATAGCCTGCCAGATAGCGGCTGGCCCTTTTGCCCCGGCACGAATGCGCAGGCGCAGGCTGCCGCTGCCACGCCCTTCGGCCCCATCGTTAAGCACGGTTTCACTGGTCACGGCGCGCATGGCCGCTTGTATCTGGCGCTCTGTCAGCATGGCTTATGCCTCAAATTGTGGTACGGTTTAGGGTACGGTTCGGCACAAGTCAAAAGGTGATCTGATTGCAGGCACTTAGCCGGGGATGATGTAGAATGACGTTTAAACGCAATGGCTTAGTGGCTGTTTACGTGATTCCTGATGACCTGCGATTAAGCCACTGTAACCGCATTCTAAGCGGATTGCAACAATGTTAATATGCGAGGAATTACAGACACTTAGCAGATATGCGCAACAGATTAGGGTATGGTTTAGGGTATGGTAGCGCAAAGGCTACACTCTGAATCACGCCACATAATTACACGGCCCCGTAGCTCAACCGGATAGAGCACCAGCCTTCTAAGCTGGGGGTTCCAGGTTCGATTCCTGGCGGGGTCGCCACCAACAAAAAGCCCGCCGAAGTGGCGGGCTGTTGGTCAGAATGCCTTACCTCCAGGCTTGCTTCTGTTTTCCTTCTGGTGGTCGGCGCGTGACCGGTTGTACGCGATTTTTTCTAACATTGCAGATTGAACATCATAACCAAACGCCTCCGCATAATCCAAAATCCTGATGACGGCATCAGCCAGTTCAACCTCTGCCATCTTCCGGTGTGGAAGGTGATCGTCCATCAGGTCTTTGCGTTCACCCTCCATCGCTTCTGCAACCTCTGATACAACCAGCATCAGCAAGGTGCCTTTTTCGCGCGGTTTATCCCACCATCCCATTTCTACGTTTTGAGCGTGGATCTTTTTCTGAATTTCATTGATGTTCATAAATTTCCTTACGCCTTACCGGCACTGTCAGTTGTCTCGTTTATAAATTCGGTTTGAATAGGTCGCAGTGGTGGCCATATCCAATGCCGCATCTGCGCACTGTTCCACTACCTCTGCCCAATCATTGCTCGCTGTGGTTTTCGGCCCCTGCGGAACGGTACGCAGGCACTCCATGAAGATTTGCTGCCGCAACGCCTGATCAACAGTTTCCGGCTGTCTTTTTGGGTTGTCGCAGCCGGTCAAAAATATTGCCACAACCAGCGTAATAATATGTCGCTTCACAATCTCCCCTTACGCCGTCAGTTCGGCGGGTTTGTCTTTGGCCAGTTGGTCAGGTTCCTGGTCGTCGTCGCCGTCGATGGGCAGCAGGTTTTTTGCCATAACCCTGCTCAATCCATCAGGATTTAACCCTGCAACCCTCCACCATATAGCTGGCGGCAATCCGTTTCTTGCCGACGCCATCGCGGATTCCATATCTGTAGCAATTTCAATTAAGGTGACACATCGGCCATTTTTTTCTATGTCACGGGTCAACCCATAAACCAGCGCCAGGCCGCCAGCTTTCAGTTCGCCTTTCATTTGGCCCCCAGATAGACATCAATCAGCGCTGACAGGTCGCGCCATGTCTGCACCGAAGTGCGCAGGATCGTGAACTGGTCGCCGGTGTAGTGGTCAAGGCAGTCATTGCCTACGCGCTCAATCTGCACGGCCAGGTCAGCCAGTTGAATCAGCTGGTCTTTGGTGAATTCACCCTGTACCGGTTTGGCCTTCGGTTTGGCCGGTGCTGCTGGTTCCGCCGGTGCCTTCGGTTCCTTCGGCTCTTTAGGCGCGGTGAATTTCTTCGTCACCTTCTCTTTGCCAGCGGCTTTGGCCTTTTCCAGCGCTTCTGCTGCCACGGCTGGCGCATCCTCGCCATGCTCTTTGGCCAGGTCGATGGCCATCACGTAGGACATCTGGCCAGCCTTCACCATTTCTTTCAGGTGTTCCGGGCAGGCCGCCAGCGCCAGGAAGTTGGCAACGTCTGACGCGCTGCGGTGAACCTCTTTGGCGATCTGGTCATTCGTCATGCCTTCAGCCTTCATGCGGGCGTAGGCATTGGCACGGGCAATGGGTGACGTAGGCGTGCCATCGTTGGCTTTAACCATACGGCCTATGCGTTGTGCTGGCGGCAGTTCAGTAACGTCATACACTTCCAGCATCAGATCCGTTTTTCCCTGGCTGACAGCCTTCTGCGCACCTAAGTAGCGGTGTTGGCCATCGTTCACACGCAGGCCGGTGTCAGTTATATCCACGCCAATGGCTGGCACGTAGGCACCTGCCATGAACGACGCACAAAAGCCGTCAACACTGTCCTGGTCAATCTCTCCGTCACGGATGTTGTAACCCGGCTCCATGTACAAATCCTGGAAAGCCACCAGAAAAGTGTTGTTGCGCTTCGCAGTGATTTGCTTTGACTCGTAAAGTTTGCGGATAGTCGTCATAAAATAATTACCTGAAATGATTTTAAATGAAGCCGGTGCGAATACACCGACCAGAACAATTATTGTTTGCGGTAGCCTGCGTCAATCAGGTGTTTGGCAATTGCTTTCTGATGACTTGGGATTAATTCGCCACCTTCGTCACTGGCGTCAATTACTGCGGCCAGTTCATCAACTTCGAAGTTTGCCCGGCGGAAATCGGTATGTTCAAGGCTGTAAGAACCTTCTTCGCCATGCTGGTCTTTGATGATGATTAACTGTTCACCAATCGCGGTGACTGTTCCCGGATACCAGCGGCGGCCTTCGCGCCATTCGATTGCAGCACCTACCGGCGGAACCCCGTAGCCGCTATAGACCGGCGCAGGAGCCTGGCCAATGCAGTCATTCAGATCGGCTTCGTCATCCGCTTTGGCCTGTACTGCTTCCTGCGGCTGGTGCAGGCGGTAGGCGATGATGTCGTGTTCATAGCCAGTGTGCGGCCAGTAATATTTGCCAGCCTCCAAACCGGAAGCGATTTCACCGCCGCGGAATTTAAGATCCACCACAGCAGCGTTATCAACTGGTGGCTTACCACCTGGCCAATCAATCCAGCCGTCAGTGCCTACAATCCGGCAATCAAACTTAATCTTATGAATACCCTGTTCTGCCAGCGCGGCTTCGTACTGTTCGCGGGTGATAATGGCGGTGGCGTAGTCGCTGGCCAAAGTCTCACAGTCAATGTTTGGGTTAGATTTGTAATCGCCACTATCCCGCACTTGACATAACAGCCATGCGCTTTCGCAATCAGACCCCCAATTGCCAGGCTTGTTTCGCTGGAACGACAAAGGATAATCAGTCAAATGGAACTTAATTTCGCCGTCAGCGTCCTGCACGGCCTGTAGTTCACGTTGAAATTGCGGCCAGCCTCCACGCTTCGGCAGTTCTTCGGCCATGATTTGCAGCAGGGTTTTGCCTTCGGGTTTTTGCTCTACGCGCTCAATATCTCGAAGATAAACAGCAACGCCATCAACGAAAGGCGAGCCATGTTTTTGATGGAAAAACGGACAGAATGAGCCGTCATCTTCTTTTAGTTTGAACTGGTCACCGTGCTTAAAATGGAAATGCGATTTACCTGATCGAATGGTAAAAACGTCATCAGCAGTAAAACCGGCTTGTTCGAATGGAGTAGACATAATGGGCATTACCTCGTTTTTATTCCCGGCAGGTTATCCGCCGGGTTCGAAGTAATGATATACGATGATTTACGATGATTGCAACAACAATTGTTGTTATTACTCTGTGATTACATGACCGGGGCCGTCATCTTCTGGTTTCCAGTCGCCAGGCTTTGACCGTTTGTGTTCGACCACTTGCACTTCAGGTTCTTTATCATCGTTTGGCTTCGTGGCTTCCACGTCGCAGGTGTAGCCGCTGTTCGGGTCGAAACGGTGATCTGCGCGGGTAATCAGCCATTCGCCATCAATGCCGGTGCGAAACCCGGTAAGCACCAGTTTGCATTCAGCGGCAATGGTCGGGTCACCCGGCATCGACACAGCAACAGTCACCTGGTTGCGGCTGCGCCTGGACAGTTCGGCTTTGGCGGCATCCAGCGCCTGTGCCTGCGTCGGGTACGCCTTGCCAATGCGCTTGACTGGCTCGCCTTCACCCACTTTGACTTCGTAGTTGCTGCCTTTCTTCGTGAGCCGGTAACGCGCCACCACTGTGCCTGCATTCTCGCGCTTCTGGCTGGTCAGCCGGTACGCGGTGCACTGCGAGGCATCCAGGGTGATGGTCGGCAGTTCTTCGCCGCTGGCTGTCTTGCCTTCGCCGCGCTTCGTGACCGTGATTTTGCCGCCTGAAGGCTTCACCACGGCGTCATATTTTTTGGCAACCCGCAGCATCAGGTTCAGGTCAGATTCGTCAGCCTGGTCGATGTGTGGCAGCGCTATTCCTGCAATGCTCTGCGAAATGGCGTATTCCATGCCGTGTTCGTCGGCGATACGCTTGATCATGTCGCCAAACTTCGTGCCAGACGTCCAGCTACGTGACTTTTGCGTTTGCAGGTCTTTTTTGCCGCCTTTCGACTGGTCATAAATCGCGGCGCGGGCGCGGATGTTCATCTGGCCAGGCCAGCCGGATAACTCGACCTCATCAACCACGAACAGCCCCATGCGCTGCGTGATGAAGTCATAACCCATGAACAGTTCGATTTCTGCGCCGGTTTCCGGCATCTGGATTGGGTTGGCCGGTTCATCATCCGCCAGGCAGATTTCCAGCGTGTCGGATTCATAGCCAACGCCGTCCGTCAGGTTCAGCGTGATCAGGCGTTCATTGATTTTGTTGGTGATGTCCGTGCCGTTGGCCGTCACGCGGTACGCTGGCGCAACGCGGATGGCTTCTATTAATCCCACAGTTTAATCCCCTGCTCAGTCGCTGGCGTGATGATTTCCGGCAGCGTGATGGTGATACCGGCTGCCAGTTCCGGCCCCATGTCGGCCACGCCTTTGTTGGCTTCCAGCAGTTGTTCCACGGTGCCAGCGTCCTGGTTGCCATAATATTTCCACGCGATGTAATCCACAGTGTCGCCGTCGCTGGTCACGTATGTCTGATTGGCCATTAATCGAACCTCGCCAGGGAAATGCTGAATTCCATTTTTCGCGGCGCGCCGAACGCCGCAAACAATGATTGTTTTTCGTCAATGCTCTCGATGACGTAGCGGCCCCACAGCTTGCCAAGCCCGTCCACCAGAAGCAGCGGCTGACCACGCGCAGCCATTCTGCGCATGGCTTCCACCTGCTGAAACCCGCCCCGGTATTCAGGGTAAATGACGCCCGGTAGCTGGATAGTTTCATCCCCCACGCCAACGAACTGGCGTGATGGACGCTGACCAAAACGGTGCTGCGATGGCCACTTGTATTCATTTTTGCGGATCAGTTCCTGATAAACCGCCGTTTGGATGCAGAACTGGAAGGTTCCCAACTGCATCATGATGTTCATCTGCCCAATGGGTAACATAAAACTCATGGCTGATATGCTCCGTCAGTCATCATGCTGCGCTGCCGGATCTGGCGCTGGCGTTCCTGTGCTGCTGCAATTTTTTTAGCCAGGTCGTCAGTGCTTTCACCAGGTCGCTGATTGATTTGGTATGTGTTCTGGCTGTTGTCCTGGTACGTGTTGCCACCACGGTTGGCCATCGGCGGCGCTGGCGGTGGCGTCAGTCCAGGTGCTGCGGCGGCTGGCTTGCTGCCTGGTTCATCAGTGCCAAACGGATCGCTGAAAAAGTTTTTCGTTTTCTGCCAGGCGTCGCCAACACCGTCAGAAACGGTGGATTTGAAGTCATCCCACTTACCCTTAATACCGTCAATCATTCCCATGATTTTGCCAACGGCCTTGTCAAAAATGTCGGTGATGTCCTTCCACAACTGGATAAACCAAGGCTTTAACTTGTCCCAATTTTCATAAATCAGGAATGCCGCACCGGCGATGGCGGTTATGGCCAGGCCTATGGGGTTAAGCAGTAACATGCGCCCCATCCATACAATGCTACGCCCAACAAATCGGAACGCCATTCCAACAATCCTGATCGCTGTAGCCGCAGTTGTCATTGTGGCTGATGTCAGGACCATCTGCGCCCGGATGACTGCCAGAGTTGTGCGCACACCAAGCACGATTTTATTCATGTACGTGAACGCATACCCAACAGAAAAAGTGACCAGCCTTAAAGTGATCAGCGCTCCAACCGTCGCCACAATGGCTTTGGTTGCTGCCGGGTGTTTTGATGCAAGGTCAGTTACCTGCCCAATCCACGGCCCTACCGTTTGCAGCACACTGTTGACGGCAGGAAGCAGAACAGAACCCACAGTGATTGCCAAAGCAGTAATCTGGTTTCTGAAAATTATCAGGCTGTTTGCGGTAGTCGCCGCACGCGCCTGGTATTCTTTTTCCATCGAACCGGCGTATTTGGTTTTATCACCAACCAGCGCCAGGTTGGCTTGCAACTGGTCAAGGTTGGTCAGCAGTGGGGCGATACTGCCCACAACCTCTTTACCAAACAGTTGCGTCAGTGCGGCGGCCTGTGCGTGCTTCGGCAGTTTTGACAGCTTTTTCAGGATAACGCGGATCGTTTCATCGGCGTTAAGCTGCATTGATTTGGCCACTTCCGTTGATGTGTAGCCAAGCTGTTTAAACACTGCCACCTGTCCTTTGGTGGCTGCCTTGCCGGATGACAGGGTAAGCAACAGGTTTTTGATGCCGGTGGCGGCGATCTCATTCTGCACGCCCATGCCGCGCAGGGTTGCGCCCATAGCCGCAATCGAACCGGAAGCAGCGCCAGCTACTTCGCCCAGAGGCCCGATGCGCTGCACAATCTCCATGATGTCTTTGGCTGATGCGGCTGTGTTGTTGCCCAGGTAGTTTATTTTATCTGCCAGAACGTTTACTTGCGGCTGCGTCATGCGGAACGCTGCGCGCATTTCTGCCATTGCCTGGCCAGCTTCATCGGCGCTGATATCGAACGCCACACCCATTTTGATGGCGGATTCTGCAAACGCGGTAAGCTCTTTGGTAGCGATACCGGCCTGACCACCAGCGGCAACAATTTTACCAATATCGTCAGCAGTCATTGGTAGAACTTTGGACATATCAAGAATGGTTTTACCCATTTCTTTGAGTCCATCAGGCGATGTAAAATCAACAACCTTTTTGATGTCGGCCATTGTTGATTCAAAATCAATCGCCTGTTTTACTGTCGCGGCAAAAGATGTCCCCAGCGCGACAATCTCAAGAATCTGCCCCTTGTAGCGATCAAGTGCGCCATCATTTTCTTCTGACTGGTTTCGCAGGTCATTAAGTTGCTCATATGATTCTCGCAGCCTGTCTATTGCGGCGGCGTTTGCTTTGTATTTTTCACGTAATGATTCAACGTTTTTACCTTCTCTGCCGAAGGTATTAATTGATCGCTCAAGAAGTTTGTTTTTCTTCTCAAGGTTTGATAGCGAAGAACCGATATTATTGAATGACTTGTCAAGGGTGCTAAATGCACCCTTTAAAGTGTTTGAAATGGCACCGCCAATGGTGATGGTTGCCGATAGCGCTTTGTTAATTGCCATTTTGTTTGGGAAGCCCCTCAATCCACCATATGAACCGGCTTACCCGCAGCCGTTGAATCTCTGTCAATGACCAGCCTGTGTGGCTGGCCAGCGCCAGAACGCCCGAACGGATGTATTCCGGGCTTAGTTGGTAAAATTTAAAAACGCTTCCTGAACGCGCTTGTAGTCTCGAATCGGTAGTTTACGCATCTGGTCTGGCGTAATTTCCATAAGGTTTGAGAACATGGAAATTTCTCGTGATGCGTCACTGCCACCCGCATCAACAGCGGTTTCCTGGTCGGCAACAGTCGGTTCACGCATGCGCAGCGCGGTGATCTTCGCGCCATCGACGTCCAGCGCGCGTGACAAAGTAATGTCGATGTAAGAACCATCAGCAGCCAGTACCAAATATTCAGGTAGTTTCTTTGCAGCCATTTTTATCGCCTCAACAATGATTGTGAAAATGGCCAGCCAAATGACTGGCCGAAGAAATTACATGCCCAGCGCAGAACGGATAGATTGCAGAACATCAACGCCGTTGATGACCTGAATCATGTTCTCCACGTCGATTTCGTGGATGGTGCTCTGGCCGTGCTGAAGTTTGTAGTAAACCAGCGACATCGTGACCTTAAGGCGCGGCACTTCGCCTGCCTTGCTGGTCTGCGGGTCGATTTCGGTGATCTTCCCGCGCATGGTATGAACCACCGGCGTCACGGTGCCGTCAAAGGATTCCAGCGCTTCGCGGGCCACGAACGGAATCTGGTTCCCTTCGGTGACGCCCCACAGTGCTAAAACGTCTTTGTCATACGAAATCAGTTGAAAGTCAGTGACCAGTTTTTCATGGCCGGTGGTGAGATCAATCGGCGCGTTCATGCCGCCGCCCCGGAATTCCTCCGTGGTCAGCGTCAGTTTCGGCGCGTTGAAATCCTCGATCTGGCCAGCGTATCCCCGGCCATCAACGAACAGGTTTAGGTTCTTGCGAACGTCGCGAGCGGCCATTAGTCAAAAATCTCCTGCACATAATCGTTAACCAGGTGGCTGCGGAACGTAATATGTTCAGCCGGGTACGCTGGCGTGAAATCAAAATCAAAAAAGATTTTGCCCTGTGAAATCTGGTCTGCGGTGTTCAGGTCCGGGTCAGCCCAGCAGGAACCGCCCAGGATGGCACCGATACTGGTTAAGTATCGCAGATAGTTGTTCACACCTTCAATAACGTCAGTGACGTAATTTTTGGTGATGCCACGGTCAACAGCCCACAGGTGGTTACGCGCCAGGCTGTCATTGATGATGTCAGCGGTACGGACCACGCACAGGAATGCCCATTTCTGATCGCTCGAACAGGTGCGGTTACCCCACAGGCGGAAACCGTCCTGGCGAATGATGGTAGCCACTTCGTTTTCGTTCAGCAGGTTCGCACGGCTGGAAGCGTCACCCAGCACGAAATCAATCTGGCGCGCCGTTCCCTGAATGCCGTTAATGGTCTGGTTAGACGGTGACCACCAGAAACCCAGGTTGTTATCTACCCAGGCAATCAGGCCAGCTACGCGCGCGGATGCCGGGTCAACAACGGTGTTGCCGTCGCCGTCCAGAATCAGCACAGCCGGGTCAACCACGAAAACGCGTTTGCTGCCGAAGTCGCCACGGTAAGCGATGGCGTCAGCGTCGGTGGTGTTAGGGCCGTCAGCGATGATGACGGCTCGCAGGCTGTCAGCAATGCCAATCAGTTCGGAAACGACCGCGTTTGCTGCCACGCCAAAGGATGCCGTTGCTGCTGCGCCAGTACCAGCACCGCCAGAAAACGCCACAGTAGGCGCGCTGGTGTAGCCGCTGCCGTGGTTGTCGATGACAACGCTGGTCACTTTGCCTGCATCAGCGCCAGTGCCAAGCACAGCGTGTGCGGTTGCACCGGTGCCACCGCCGCCTGTGATGGCAACCGTTGGCGCACTGGTGTAGCCACTGCCCTGCGCTGTCATGGTGATGGCCGTTACGCCACCCTGAATGCGGCTACCGGTGAAGCCAGGAACGCACAGGATGCGCGGAGAATAGCCGGTGACGGCTTCGGCAGCACGCAGCGCCTGTACGCCTTCATATTGTCCGGTAGTGGCGTTGGTGCCGCCAATGATATTGGCCAGCGTTTCGGCGTCGGTGTCGCCTTCTTCAACGCGGATGACAATAACCACCGCGCCGATCTGGTCAAAAATGGCATCCAGTGCAGCAGGCAGGGTGCCTTCGCCGGTGCCAACGGTGTCAAGGTATGACGCTTCCAGGCGGCTGCCAGCAATCAGCGTCGGGGTGTTCAGTGGAAATTTGGTTGCGTCAGCATTCGGCGCGGTGCCAACAATGCCGATGACGCTGGATTTTACTGTCTGAATCGGGCGTGAACCGGAATCAATGTCCAGCACCTCCACGCCATGCAAAAATTGATCTGCCATGTTTACAGTTCCTGATGTGTGCACACATTAAAAAAAGGCAGTCTGATTGTGCCGCGCACCGGGTTTTGCTTCTTCGTGGGGGTTGTCAGGAATAAAAAAAGCCCGCAGAAGCGGGCAAAGGCGACAATAATTTTTACGCGAATTCCCAAATGCGCACCATTCCAGGCGCGCCGCCACCACCAGTAATGCCGGATGCGTTCCCGCCCAATGACGTTGCGCCAGATCCGCCGCTGCCAGGCGTGACCGCTGGCCGTCCTGCTGCGGTGCCGCTTGAATAGTAAGCGCCGCCGCCGAAGTGTGAACCGCCGCCACCGCCGCTGCATGGTGACGTACTAATCAGCGCATAGTTGCCATAGAAGCCTTCAGCATTGATAAGGTTCCCGCCAGATCCAGCGCCAGGCACCGCGCCACCGTAAGGCACGGCAGCGCTGGCCGCAGCGGTATTCCCGCCAGCTACGCCACCAGCGCCGCCGGTAGCTGTAATCAGCGCGCCAAATGCTGACGTTCCACCGGCTGCGCCGCCGCTGTTCGCCGCTTAACCGCCACCAGCGCCAACGGTCACACCAATGCCGGAAAAACCTGAAGTCAGATAACTGGCAGCGTATCCACCACCGCCACCGCCGGAACCAACCGAAACAAACGCGCCGGATGATGTTGAAACCGTACCGCCACCGCCGCCGCCAGCGCCTAACACCTCGACCAGTACGGCTTTGGTGCCTGCCGTCGGGGTGTAGGTGTATACGCCAGGCGAGGCAAACACGCGAACGTTAATCAGCCTACCTTTAACCGCTTCACCAGTAACCAGTTGTTTGCTATCCGGGTGGCCAACTGGTGAAACCTTCGCAGAAACAACATTTGTTGCCGGATCTGTAGTTAGTGCTTCAATCAGGTGTAAAACCTTGCTCATACATTGGTTGCCTCATTCGTTGCGCTAATCAGCGCGGCCACATCCGGGTTTGCAGTCAGGAAATCACGCAGTTTTTCAACCGGGTCAGTCGCTGATATTTCAGCGACTGGCTTTATCGTCACCAGGTGCCATTTGGCACCGTTCCAGCGAGGCCACTGGTCGCCAGAATATTCAGGTGGTGCTACTTCAGTGCAGCGCGCAGGTATAAGAAAAACGCCAGGTTCAAGCGGCGATTCATCGGCTTCCGTTTCGCCGGTGAACATCCCGGCGATGTCGTACTGATAAACAATTTTTGTGGTCATAATGCCGCCTTAGAATTTAATGCACGCCAGCAGAGCAACGTTGCGCGGGCGTGTGACACTGAAAAACTGATTTTGGCCTGATGAATCAACAGCCGTTTTATCGGTCAGGTTCAGGTAATAAGCTTTGATGCCGGGGTAATCAGCAAACGAAACCGCATCACTCCCATAATCAACGGAATTTCCGCTGGCCAAAAATGACGGGTTGGCAGCGTCGTTGTTGTCATCCTTCGCGCCAACAATCGTGCCTTTCTGCCTGCCGCCGAATGCCCGTGAAGCATCAACCCCGCGCCCATCATCCCAGCAGCGGATAAATTCGCCGCGTAAGTCTGGAAGGTTGAAGGTGTTAATGCCATCACCAGCGCCAAACGTTGTGCCAATTGCCGCAAAAAGATCAGCGTAAGCTGTGCGGCTGATGGCTGCACCATTCGCTTTCAACCATCCAGAAGGCGCAGTGTTTCTGGCGAACGTAGCCACCAGCCCGGCTGGTGCCATTTGCCTGGTTTCCGCCTTGCTGAACACGTCCAGGTTAGTGCGTGCCGTCGGCTTATTAGGAACGTCAGCCAGGTTTTGGCTTTGCTCCAGAGGTGCTGGCGCGCTACCTGCTGGCTCATTGTTCACCCCAAGGAAGTTGGTCCCGGCAGTGTATGATTTGCCAAGCGTCAGCCTCGTTGAAATTGTTGGGTGTGGCTGCCATTCGTCAACGCCTGAACCGCGGTTAAGGCGGATACCTTCGATATACACGGCCAGGCCGTAGGTGATGGTTTCAACAAGGTCAACAACTGTTTGACCTGCCGCCAGCGTCTGGCGGTCCTCCACAATATCAACCACAACGTTTGCGACTGTCGGATCTTGCCAAACATAATCGCCATCAGCGTTTGAACTCTTAGCAAGCAACTGCCCCGTGGTGCCACCAGGAATGATAGTGGCAGCAGTCACGTTATTGCTGATCCACTGCTGCGTTACTACCACAACGTTCGGGTCAATCTGTAGCGTGATGGTGCTGGCATTGCTCACCATGAAGTCAAGGCGCACAACCGTGTCAGAATAGGCGCCTTCGCTGTCTGTCGGTTTGTAGGTTGCAGGCAGGTTGCCTACGGCGAAAAGCGAACCATCTGAATCAAACACACCGACTTCACGCAGGGTGAAGCCGCCAGCACTCGCCGGAATAACCAGTTCAGCAGTGAACCGCAGCGGATCATCAGCAGACTGATAAACGCGGTTGATACTGGCGCGAAACCGCTCCCTAACTAGCGCAGTTTGCGTAGGGTCCGGGGTAACGGCATTCCCGTTTCCATCACCTACCGCCATTTGCGTAAGGTTGATTGCAATCCCTGTTGATTCAGCCTGCGCCAGTCGTTGCAGGCCATAATTGGTGTGTATCGTTGAATAAGCCATCTGATTAGCCCTATTAATTATCGATTGACCAGCGCGCGATAAATTGCGTCTTTAATCAGGTATCCGCCGGTTGACGGGTCAGGGTGAATGCCGTCACTTGCGAACCATGAGTGGTTAGAACCATTCGCATAATCGGCTACGTTTTCACCGAAAATATATTGCAGGTTAAGGAATGTGCAGTTTAATTCCTTAGCAACCTTCTGCGCCCGTTTTGCCATATTTGCCATTGTTGATTGCTGGCCCGCTTGCGTATTCTCACACGGCATAACGATCATAATGTCAGCCGCCGGTAATGCAGTTTTTACGCGCGCAATCAGAGAGCGCATGTTCGTTTCAAAGGCGGATGCGCCACCAGTAATTCGCTGATCGTTGGTTCCGAACAGTAACACCACAGTATCAAGCGCCAGCTCTGTCAGTGCTGCGGTGAATGCTGCCTGGTCCATCGTCAGCCAGCTTGCAATGCTCGAACCAGAAGCACCGAGTTTATAAAACCGCACACCTGCGCCAGTAGAGATACAGTTAATCCCGCACAGTGACACGGTGCCTGATACCACTTCAATGGTAAGAACGTTTGACGCGCCAATTGTGGCAGGCGGGTTGATGTCCGTGAACAACAGGCCGCTGCCCTGGACATTCAAGTTAGTCCATGCGCCGTTATCCCATTTGTATCTGATCACGCCGTCAGCAGTTCCAACATAGCCAAGCCTACACGTTGACCATCCGCCATTTGCTGTTCCTGGCACGGTTGCGGTCAGTACGTCGCCAACTGTCGATGACGTTACAACCGCCGTGTCAGGGCTGCTATTTGTCGGGTTTTTGGTTCCGCTGTAGCTGAACTGCCAACCGGCAGACCAGGTGAACTGCGTGGCCAGGTTACCAGTTGAAAAAACGCTGCCATTAATGATGCTCGCTGATGTGTTGTGACGTCCGAAAGAAACCCAGCCGATCCCAGGCCCGCTACCAAAAGTTTTACGTAATGCATTGGCTAAAGGCTGCGTGTAGCGTGTTGCCAGTTGGGTCCATGAGTCACCGATAAAGCCAATATTCAGGATCGCCGAAACTGATGATGCCAGTTGGCTAAGTTTCATTCGCCCAACGCGGACCTGGTAAGCTCGTTCCACATACTGCTGCTCTGCACCCTGGTTCGCGATTGATGGGTCAATGCGCGATGAATCAAGATACAGATTGTACGCCTGGTAATCTGTAGCCTCTGCACCGGCTTCAAATTGCATTGTGTCAAGGCCTGTTTTCAACACCGTCATTCGCACAAAAGCTACGCCAGCAGGAATGACCAACGCCCTTGGGGTTGTCGGTGAAGTTGCTACGTTCACGCCAGAAACATAGGCTTTGTTCGCATCGTAGTACGCAGTTTGGTGGGAATAGCCCTGCGTGTAAGTGTTACCCGGCGTCACTGCGATAAAGTCAGAGGCGGCATAAGTGGCATTGGCTTTAATGGTTCCAGTGGTGTAATCAACGTATGAGTCAAGCGTCGCGGCTGACTTATCGAATAAGTTTTTACCAGGCACGAAAAAGTTGGCCTTATCGACGGTTACGGCTTGTTTTTGAATGGCCGCAGTCCCTACCGAGTTAGTACCGGCAGGAATCGGGTAAGGCGATTCAGGGCGCACAGGAACGGCTGGATAGTTTGCCGCTGACTGCTTGCTTACCAGAATTAATGCGATCTCGATGGAACCAGCATTAGCTGTATTTTCAACGCGAACCTCAAGGCGAACGGCAGTTTCTGGAACAGTTAACTGCTTCGTGAATGAATTTGCGCCAGTGCTCTGCGCATAGTCCAGAACCTGGCTTCCAATGATCGTGCCTGATGCGTTCCTGAAAATGTAAGCAATACGCCCGCCAGCGTTCGCATACCAAGCTGTGGTATGAATATTGATGACGTCAGCCACCTGGATTCCGCAGTCAGCCAGCCAAATATTACGCGAAGCAATAGCACCGGAAGCAGGCCCAGCAACAATGGCAGGATATCCAAACGGCGAATGGTTCCCTGATGCAGCAACCAGCGATCCGCTTTGGATGTGGGTTTTACCGCCAAGCGTCGGGTTGTTAATAAGGATTTCAAAAAACGGGTCAAACAGGTTGTTGTTCATGCCATTAATGCTGTTAACCGCATCATTGGCTTGCTCTGATGTCTGTTTAAACTCTGCGTAATCAACGCATTGAATAGCAACCTTCTGCATGATGGTTGAATCTTTGGAAACTAACATGTCATACATGCCATCAGGTGCGCGAAACTGTATGCGACCTGATGTTTCAGAATTGAATGGGTTGCTAAGATCTGCACCACCAGCGGTTTTTAGACCGCTAACAATGTTTGTTGTCCCAGACTCGTAGATAGTAACGCTCGCGGAAGGTATGATATTTCCGGCGCTATCTTGTGCAAAATATGTTTTCAGTTCCACTTTATCACCTATGATAAAATCAAGTTAAATTCGTTAATCGCGCCGCTGTTATTGATATAGTTAGTTAAATTCACCTCATTCCCTGTTCCGCAAACAATGCCAGCCGTTGTTTTATCGGTAGATCTGACAATCAACTGAACATTACCCATATGTGAACGTAAGTTCTTGTTTGTATTTATAACTTCCTGCACCTTGCTGTAATCCTTAGCTGTTAGCGGGTACTGGCTGGAAGTAATGAAAACATCGAAAGTGTATGGCTGGCCTTCTGTTTCCTTCTGCCACCACTCAAGGATTTGGATGTCATACCCCAGCGCAGCAAGCTGGCGCGTTACTGCGCCTATGGTTCCCTTGATGCGCTGCGAATAAACTGACTGTTTGATGACGTTGCGCTTTTGCGCATCTGTCCAGTTTGTATCCCAATCATCAACGCTGAACGCCCAGGCCAGCCACGGAAGCACATTTGATGGGCAGGTGTCAGGATTCCAGACTTCACGGACAACAACAGGGACGTCACTGATCCTGGCAGTGGTATTTGCCAGCGCTCGTTCAGCTTCGGTGGCGTTATACGGCAGCAAATCATCAGACATCAGTTTCATCCGCCACGGTTACATTGATGGATGTGCAGTAGCTGGCCTGGCCATCACCCAGCACCAGTGATGCAGTTGGCGAGATCAGCGTGACATTCTGCACGCCAGGTTGATGCAGCGCATGATACAGGCCAGACAGCGTGACATCGTACCCGATGCGGCGCTGGTCCTCTGTATATTTGGCTACGGCGTCAATGGCCGATTGCAGCACAACGTCAGAGTCAGGGCCGGGAAACAAAGTAAGTTCCGCCTCAATGGTGTAATTCACAATGTTTGCTGACAGCACGGTGACTTCATCGGTCAGTGGGCGCACGGTTTCACCGTTCAGGGTGCTGGTTACCGCATCAAGTGTTGTGGCTGGTGCAGTTCCATCACCAGTGCGCGACAACACATAAATGGTCACCTTGCCTGGCTCCGGGCTGATTGCCTGGATGTCGCGCACGTCAGAACTTGCGCCAAGTCCGTGAAACACATAACTGCCTTCGGAACCTGCCGTGGTGTATCCCTCCGGCGATAACTGGATACGTGCGCGGAAATCTTCATCAGATTCCATGACCGCAGGCGTTGGCGGCACGGTGGTGTCATCGGCTGGTGTGATAACCAGGCGCTGAACGCCTACGTTTGCGCCAAGCTGGTCCAGATCTGCGCCAGTAGCGTAAGCCAACATCACACCCTGCGCGGCCTCATTCACGCGCTGGCGGATAAGCAATTCACGGTAGGCGCAGACTTCTAAAATCTTATATGCGGGGTCGGATTCCACCAGCGCAGTAAAATCAGGATCACGACTCTGTAGATCCGCAATCATTGCGGCCAGAATCGTTTCAAAATCCAGCTGCTCAACAACGTTAGGCGCTGGCAATTGTGATAAATCAACAACGGTGAATGCACCGGCCATTATGTCACCACTATTCCATCAATCGTTACCTGTTGGCCATCCGGCAGGTATTCGCCGGTGACCATCAATTCCACGCGCCCTGGTGCCGCTGATACGGCAACAACCTGCTGAACGCTGAAACGCGGTTCCCAGGTTAGCAGCGCTTCTGCGGTCGCTGCGTACAGGTCAATCAGCGTGGCCCGGTTCATTGGTGCGTCAACTAGGCGCGGCAATCGGCTGCCGTAGTCGCGCCGCATCACTCGCGAGCCAATCGGGGTCGTGAGTATGTCTTTTATTGATTGCTGAAGATGCGCCAGGCCATCCAGCGGTTTCCCGGTGTTCGCGTCTGTTCCGTTCATAGGCTCGATAATGCCCCCACGGACGGGCGTTCATCTTCGTGGGGGTTGTCAGTTAGTTCGGTGCGGCGGTGTTGCTTCCGCCAGACTGTACGCCGCCATGCGTATGCGTGCTGCCAACGTTTTTGCCGTTGTGGGTAAGGCTTCCGCCTTCAATGGCCACGTTGCCTTTCATGGTGGCGATGCCGCCTTCCTGGCCCATCGTGAAACTCTTATTCACGGTCAGGTTGCCAGTGCAGGTGGTTTCCGGCGTGTCGATTGTCACGCTGGTGTCAGCCTTCACGGTAGCCACTTTGCAGTTGATGACCACATTACCTGAACCAGCAACGGTGACCGTCAGCGTGTTCGTTGCGCTGTTGTAGTCAACTGTTGTGCCATCCGGGTAAACTGTCGTGTCCTGGTCTGCGCTGGTTGCCGGTGCGCTGAAGTCATCCTGAAAAATGGACGGCCCAACCACCGCCTGCGTCGGATCGCCAAACGGACAGAACACCATGACCTGTTCGCCAACGTTAGGCGCTGTCCAGTCCCGGCGGTTTCCAGCGCGTGACGCTCCCCACGGCAGCCAGTCACTGACGCAGCCGCCAAACGCCACACGCACGCGCGCATTGGCGACATCAACCGCCCTGATGTTACCCACGCGAATCATGTTTGACAGCGCGCGGTTCATTTCTGTCAGATCGTAATTGTTCATAGTATCGGCTTATAATCTTCTTCATGGCCAAAACCGATGTCAGGTGACCAGCTATAAACCGGGTTGCCTGGCGTCGTGCCTTCATCGGTCCAGATAGTGTTCCCCAGGTGGATGACCTGCTGCCACTCGACGCGCCACACCTCGTATTTGTCAATTTCCGGCTGAAAGTCGTCAGGGTATCCGCCCATGACGTAAGCCGGGCCGGTTGGCAGTTTCTTGCTTGGGTCATCCGGGTTGGTCCAGCGGCGCAGGCGTAGCCAGGCCATGAACGCTGCGATGTTCTGCCGGATGGCCAGCTTTGCGCGCGGGGTGCGCAGGCTGTTAATCAGAAAATACGCCTCAAACGTCGCATTAACCGCCAGTTGTTCGGTGCCGGGGTCGATCTCCTGGTCAACCTCCATTTCTGAAAGCGTCAGCAGGCAAGCCGGGATAGGCAGATTTTTGCGCATTTCAGGTTCATCCTGGTAGAACTCCACGGTTACCAGGGAAGGGAACGCCGCTTTGATGTCGGCGGTGATGGCGTCATGCAGCACGCCTAAATCAATGTCGGTATTCGCGTTCATTACTTGCCACCAATGTTGTATTTGACGCGCGCGGCCAGGTCACGGCGAAAGTTGTTCCAGAAAATTTCCTCAACCTGCACAAAAATTTCATCCTCAATGAACACGTCAGCTTTATCCTTGATCGGCATCAGTTGTTCAGCGATTGGCAGGCGGCCACTTCCACTGCGTTTAAACACTGTACGTTTGCCTTTAATGCCGCTTTTGGCCACAAACGCGCCTTTAAACTGATGGCCACGGAAGTCAGCGCCTTCCTTCGTCTGGCGCACACGGCCTTTAAAACTGCTCACAGGAAGGTCATTAAGCCCGTACCAGAGCACCAGGCCGGTTTTGCTTTTGGCCTTCAGCTTGATGGATTTCAGGCGCTTGCGCAGCACTGACAGGGTACGCAATTGCAGTTCATCCTTCAGCCCCCTGGCTGACATCCGGCGCAGGGTGGCAGCCGTGCGGTTACACGCCCGGCTCAATGCGGCCTTAAACTGCTTTTCGCTGGCCTGAAGTTCACCAGCTACGGCCTGTAATTCGCTCCACTCAATATCAAAGTTTAGCATCCTGTCGCGCCAGCCTTATCACAGCGGTTCCGGTGCCATCTTGTTCGGGTGAATCCAGTACGTCGAACGTCTCACCGGCGATGGTGATCACATCACCACGCAGCAGGCCAAACAGGTCTGATTCCTTCGCCGTCAGGCGCGGGCTGCTGGTGTCTGCTTCATATTCGCCAATCTGCGCGTTGAAATACGGGTCATCAAAGATGGCGTTAATTGTCCTGGTCCAGCCTTTTTGAGATTGCAAAACGGCGGGGAATGAAAACCCGCCGTTGGTGTCAAAGTCAAAAAAGTCGTCCAGGTTTTCCCAGGACGGCGCTGGCATTACTGCGACTCTTTCGTTACGCCAACCAGGACAACGGAACGCACACCAGACGGGGTGGTGCCGCTCACCGTATCAACCACGCGCACAAACTTTTTGAAGCGGTCAGAGTTGAACAGCAGTGACGCTTCTTTCGTGGTCGCAGTCAGTTGCGGAAATGCTGCGTTCGGAACATCAGTCCAGCCGGTTGAACCATCGTCGCTGTGTTGCAGTTTGATGGTGTTTTCACCTGCGGTGATTGCGGCAACGGCGTGCAGCAGCACCAGGCTTTCATATTTGCTGACATCAACAGCGGTGCCGTTACCGTTAGCGGTTACGGTTGCCGGTGCTGCCAGCACTTTCACGGATGTGCCATGACGGATCATTATTCTGCGTCCTCTTTGGTTTCGCCTGCGGCGGTGATTGCTTCAATCAACTGCGCTTTGGTCATCTTCGCCGCGCCTTCGATTTCCATTTGGTCAGCGATGTCCACCAGCTGATCTTTGGTCATTTTTTCAATGGCCAGGTCATCATCTTGCACCGGTTGTTCATCGTTCAGAACGCCTTTCCCGCGCGCCAGCAGGTTTTTGGCTTCCAGTTCGGTCACCTCAACCACTTCGCCCGCTTTGGCAATGGCACCGGCGATGGCAATGGCTGACGTGAGTTTAATCAAAACAGATTTCATTGCTTTTCCTCAATGCAAATATGGCCGCCGAAGCGGCCACAATGATTGTTAGTTGCGACCGATGCAGAAAGATTCCACGCGGCGCACAGCAAAATCTACGTCCTGGAACACCACGATACGCAGACCGCCGGATTTGCTCAGGCTGTACGGGTCAACCGTCATATCCAGACCACCCCACATGCCCACAACCAGATCGGCGAAGTTACCAAAGAACACATCACCGTCATCAACCTGGTTGGTGACTTCAGCGCGGTAGCCGTTGATGGTGTTGCCCGGCTCCCAAATCACGCCAGCATCAGCAACCGAAGTGCCGCTGGCGAATTTAGGCGTGGTTTTGGCAGCGCCACGGCCACGGGCGTTCAGCACGTATGCCATGCTGTTCACGTCAGCGTTATCAGCCGCGATTTCGGTTTCCATCTGCACCAGTTCCGCATAGGTCGGGTTCGCTGCTGCGAAGTCAACCGCGTTAATGCCGGTGTAGTTGGACAGCCCCAGCGGCTGGTTGCTGGTCCCGGTGCCGTAGTAGCCAGCGTAATCAATCGCCTGCGCAATTGCTGCCACCAGGTCACCGCGCACGATGGCTTCAGCGTCAGGGGTGGACTGCATCAGCAGACGGCGGGTGATATCGGTGTACGCTGCCACGGTTTTCGGGCTTAAACCAAGCTGGCCGATGGTCGGCGTGGTTTCGTTGGCGTCGTCGCCTTCACCGATCCAGTAAGCGGTTGCGCCGCCGGTCTGTTTCGGGATTTCGACGTTACCAACCAGACCGCCCATAGTGCGAGCCAGGCGCATGATGGTGGTACGCGGGCGCAGCAGGTCGATGAAAGAACCGGCCATAAAATCGGTGCCAACCAGGTTGGAACCGGTCTGCGCGCCTGTCGGGGTGTTCGGTGCACCACCGGCGTTGAACGCACGAAGTACGTCATCCGGGATCAGGATGCCTTTTGCGCTGCGGCCATATTGCTGTTGTGCGGCGTGGCTGCACTCGATTTCGAACGCTGCGGCACGTTGTGCGGCTGCGTCGTTCGGGTTCGCCAGGGCGCGAATGACGTTGAACACCGAATAGCGGCGGATGTCTTTTTCATCCATGCCGATAGCGGCAGACGGCATTTCAGACAGCGGTTTTGCACCGGAACGGGTGCCATCAGACGGCTGCGCCGGGTCTTTCGGCTTGTTCAGGTGGTCCAGCAGCGAACGCTGGAATGCTTCAGCGGTGGTGCCTTCGGCAACAGCTTTCAGCGCCAGGTCACGCGCGTTGTACTTATCACCCATTTCGGTGATGGAACGCACGCGGTCCTGTTCTGCCTTGCGGCCACGCTGTTCAGCGCTACGGGCATCATCGCCAGCACGTTCCAGCATTTCCAGAACCTGCGTGATGTTGCCATTCTCGTCTACCAATGCGCGCACCAGGTTGCCGGATGCATCGCGCAAGATTTTTTCCATTCTTGAATCCTCAGAAACGGGTTTTGTACTTTGCGCAGTATTGGGTTTCTCTGCGCGCTGTTCTTCGTGGGGGTTGTCAGCCTGTCGGCCAATGCCCACGGTGGTGTCAGCGGGAACGCTCACAATGGAGATTTCATAAGGTTCCCAATCGGTGATCCGGTAAACGTCCGTATATTCGTCACGCACTTCCTGTAGCTGTGCCGCTAACACGCGGTAGCCAACAGAAACATGCTTGCGGATACCGTCAACGATGTCGTTGAAAATCTCATCAGCGCGCGCGCTTCGACCGAAACGCACCACAGCCCGCCCCCGGCGGTCTGCGTCGATACTGACAGACTCTACAACGCCAACCTGATCGCTCCAGTCATGGTCTACCAGCAGCGCCCCGCCGTCACGCAGACGGTCAAGGCGAACACTTGCCGGTGAATGGTCCAAAATTTCCACGCCATACCAGCGTTCCACCTCGATTTCAGAGGAAAACGCCAGTTCAACGGTGCGGTTTTCCTGGTCGTAGCTGCGCACCTCCATAGTGCGCACCAGGCCGCCTTTGTTGAAATCCGGCAGCGGTTTACTGCCAGCTTCGCGGGTGTAATAGGTGCCGATAATGCTACTCAGCCGGTTTTGTTTCATCGGTTTGCCCCTGCAACAATTGTTTGTCCTGCCCCATGCTGTGCAGCACCAATTTTTCAGCCATTTCCTGGCTGATGCCCTGCGCAACGTAGTTGTCAATCATGCGGCGCACGTCGCTGGCTGACTCGCGCCATACTGCATCGGGGTCGTAACCCATTTCGCGGATGATGCGGCCAGGCGATTGCAGCATGTTGTTTTTCATGGTTTCGGCGGCTTTTACGTCTGCCTGCGGGTCAACCCATGACCACCGGCGCGGCTGCCATTCAATCATGCTGTAACGGTCGATGCGTTCAGGCTTCAGGCTGCGGCCTTTGACGGTGATCCGGCCAGACAGCAGCGCACGCGGCAGCCACGCATCAAAAACGGACTGGTGCAGCGATTCAATCAGCCATTCCTGCAATTCCTTCCAGTTCTCGCGCTCGTTTAGCGTTCCCTGTCGAATGCTGGAATAGTTCACGCCTTCCAGGTCGTTGGCCAGATTGTTATACGCAACGCCGAAACCAGCGGAGATCCCGCGCAGCATCTGTTTGCTGAAAATGGCAAATTCGCCGTTAGGGTATTGCGGGTTCCACTCCTGTAATTCAGCGCCATCAGGCAGAATTTCGAATTCGCCAGGCTCGCTTTCAACGTAGTAGTTTTCCGGGTCATCCCATTCCGGCCCTTTTCCATCTGCCCACTTGATGAAACCCATCTTGTTGGCACCCACGCGGGCGTTGACCAGCGCGGCATCTTCCATGCCGCCCAGGTGGCGCAGACGAAACAGGCCGGTAGCCATCCACGGCAGGCCGCGTTTCTGGCCCACGATATCTTCAACGAAACCGTGAATGATTTCTTCAGCCGGGATACGAATGAAATCTTTCCCCGCCCAAATGTAGTTATCATCGGAATCATCGGTGGTCTGGAAGTAATACGCCACTGGCCGCCCGTAGCGGTTAAACTCGATGCCGAAGCGGATGAAATTTCCATTCGTCAGCCGATCTTCAACCATGTCCACCGGGCAGCGCTGCGGATCCAGCACCTGCAACGAGAAACCCCACGGCCCGGCATCTGCGCCAAACACCATTCGCACCATGAATTCACCGTCTTTGGCGGCGCTGTTGATGCAGGATAACTGTATTTCACGCCATGACCGTTTCCCGGTCACGTCGCAGTTTTGTTTCTTACCCCAGGCGTCAAACGCCAGTTCAATGGCTTCGTTCGCCGGGGTATCCAGCGTGCCATTGCTGCCCATGCTTTTGGCCTGCAAGATGATCCCGCGCGGGCCAACAATGTTTGTGCGGCACAGGCGAAGAAATTCGCGGGCGTAGTCGTTATTTGCGGCCTGTTCACGCGAACGGGCCACCAAAACACGCTGATTTTTCTTGATAATGTCATCAGCCGTTTGCGGCTGCGTCGGCCAGGCGGTTCCAAGTCGGTCAACGCGCGCGCCGTCAAACATGCGCTGCGCCACCTTATTGGGCGCAAAACCGCGTTTTTTCGGCTGTTCAACCGGCTGTTCAACCGGCTGCGGCGCAGGTTTACTGCGCCTGAATCTGTCAAATAATCCCATTATTTAAGCACCACGCGCAGTTTGCGCCCAAATGGATTGCTTCCGCACTTCGCTGCGCGTTCGCGGTTCACCAGATCACGGTAAAAATCACGCAGTTTCAGCAGGTCTGAAATGGATGTGCGGTACAATTCCCTGTTGTTGATGCGGTAGCGGTCCTGGTCTTTGGTCGCGCGGTTGGCCAGAACAGCTTCAATGGCTGCCAGGGCAATTTCTGCCTGCGTTCTGCCGTCATAACCCGAACTGGCGCTGGCCATGTCCGGTAATACGGTCAACTGGCCGCTTTCCAGTTCCTGAACCGCTGAACCGCTGGTGACGCGCACAGAATACCAGTAATCGCCAGCGGCCCACGTCGCCGTTGTGCTGGCGTCGGCGCTGAACACGAATTCATCACCGTCAATCGTGGCGGCCAGGTTAATGGCAATCGGCCCGCGCATCAGCAGTTCTGCTGACCACAGCGCAGGCGGATATTTTTTGCTTGTCAGCCGGGTTTCAAAGGTCAGCCCGGCTGTAATCTGTTTCGGAAACGTCGAACATGTCACTATGATTTACCACCGGTTCACCCATCCGCCGCCACGGCCTTTGCCAAGTCTGGCGGAACGTTTGATTTTTGCCGGTTTAGTCTCCGTTACTGGCTGCCTTTCTTCTTCGTGGGGGTTGTCCTTTGGCTTTTCCTGCGGCTGCATCACCGGCTTAACGGCTGGCAGGCGGGCGCGCCTCTCCGGTGGCGCGTTGTCGTTGGCTACGCCGAGTTTCGCGGCAAGGCGTTTAAACGATGGCTGCATGATTTTCAGCGCTGCCAGCGCGTAGTTGCGGCAGTCGGTGGCCTCATTTCTCGCCCGGTCTGGCTTCTTCCACTCGCGAACCGGTTGGCCCTTAACGTAACGCACCGTCAGTTTTTCAGCGGTGACCTGTTTAAACCATTCCTCATCGCGGTCAGCGGGGAAATGGCAATACCCCGGCCCCGGCGTCGATTTAGCCAGGCGGCGCGCGTTTATCAGTTTGGCTTCGTCGGTGCCAACCAGAAACAGATCCACTTTGCGGGCGTCTTTACCAGACTGCTTGCGCTGCGGCTTCTCGACGATAGGACGCCCCCAGCCGCCAACACCCTTGATGGCGAACAGACGGCGACCGGTGCGCCCGCGCGCGTAGTCGTAGGCGGCCTGCGTGTAACCGCTGGTGCCGCCGGTATCCAGGCAGGCGGCCATGATCGGCAGCACTGCGCCGGTTTCGTGCTGGTAGGTTTCCGCCAGCAGGTCATCCAGCGCATCCCACGGATCTGGCGTCAGCGGGTCGCCCCACAGGACGTGATAACCCAGCGACCAGGATTCCTCACCTACGCCCCAGCCAACCACCTCGCATTCCAGGCGGTCAATCTGCATGTCAATGCCTGCGGTGATGTACAGGACGCCAGCCGGTGCCGCTGCGGCGTATTCCTCGCGCCGGGCCATCAGGCTGTCAGGGTCAACCTTGTCGCCTTCTTCCTCCCAGGTGCGCGCCAGGCTGACGTTGGTGAAGGTTTGCAGGTCGTCCGTTTTCAGCTTGTCCAGGTAGTCACGCACGATGGCCGGCACCTTGCGAAACGTGCTGTAAAGTTCGTTCAGGTGGTAGCTGGCGTGACCGTCAAACGGCCTGGATGCCTTCCAGCCAGCGCCTTTGGCTTCTGCCTGGCGGATAGCCGCTATCCTCTCGCCGTCATTCCACTCAGCGCCGCAGGACGGGCAATACAGGTGCGCGGTTTCCGGCTTCTGTTCTTCGATGGCCGCCAGGTTTTCCGCGTCGGTTTCCCGCTGGCCATCCCAGCGCACGTTCTCCCATTCCAGCGTAACATGATCGTCACAGTGCGGGCAGCAGACATAAAAATGCCGCTGATCGCCCATCTCGAACGCCTTTTCAATGTAGCTGTCACCCTTGATGGTAGGGGTGCTGATTTCCAGCAGGAAACGCTGATCGCCAAACGTGGCGGAACGCTGCCACAGCAGGCCAACCGGGTGGCCTTCGCTCGTCCGTTCATATCCGTCCACCTCATCGCAAACAATCTTTGGCGCTGAACGCCCGCGCATGGTCTTTGGCGAGCCAGACCAGGCGAACATCATGAAGCCGCCAGGGTATGACTTCATTTTCTGGTTGTTCACGCCGTCGCGGCCACGCGGTTTGGCAATGGCGTTGGTCACCGGCTCGCATTCTTCCGCCAGCGGGTTGAATTTCGTTTCCAGCCAGGTGCGCAAGTCATCCTGTGACGGCTGCATCATCATCTGGCTGCACGGTTCCGCCCCGATGCAGTACGCCTGCACGCACAGTGCCAGCAGCGTTTTGCCAACCTGTGCGCCCCACATCAGCGTTACCCGGTAGCAATCCGGGTCTACCAGCATATCCATTGGTTCACGCTGGTAAGGCGCGTTATCCAGGCGCAGCGGCCCCGGAACGGCGTTACCAGCAGGGATGCGGATGTGTTCCTGCGCCCACTCTGAAGGCTTCATGTCCGGTGGCGGCAACAAATGTTGTTGCGCGCGCTGGATCGCTGCGGCGATGCCATCAAGGTTGGAAAAAGGGTTATTCTTCGCTGTCACCGTCGCCGCCCTCGTCGTAGCCATCCAGCAGGGAGACGGCGTTAAGCGACTTCAGCACCTCGTCAATCTCACCCATCATCACCGTTTTGAACCGGCGTTCATCGGTTTCGCCAATCAGCATGGAAACGGTGCGCTGCGGAAGGTTGCGCATCCCGGCGCGAACCTCCGCGAATGCTTTCGCCACCGCTCGTTCAACCTGTTCCAGCGGTGCCACTTCGCCTTTTGATTTGGCCAGTTCCAGTTCGGCCTTTTCGGTTTCGGCTGCCAGCTTGCGGCGCTTCAGTTCCGATTCATCGGCCAGTGCATCGCCGGTGGCCGCGCGCACGTCGCGTTCACGCAACCAGGCGGCAACCTGTGCCGTGTCGAACTCCCATTCTTTACCGCGCCCGCCGAGGGTGACGAACGGGCAACCGTCTTTGCGCCACTGGTCAACAGTCGGCGGTGCGACGCCAAACACTTCCGCCAGGCCACT